GATTAACCAAGCTATTTCCTTCATGGGAATCTTCGGTAAAGTGCTTGCCCCTCAGACCATTAGCGCCATTGCTAAGAAAGTTTGGAAGCTCATGGGCTTTGACGAAGACGATATAGAAATCGCTGCCGTCCAACCAATGCCTCCTGCTCCTGATGATCCCGCCAATGCAACCCAATCTATTCAAGGCCAAGTGACGGCCAACGGAGCCGATACAACACAAGCGGTTCCAGGAGCTAACAGCCTCGCAGGAGGAATGTAATGGAAGAGCGACAGAAAGAAGAGCTTATCGCACGAATGCAGCTTAGCGGTGACGTGAGAGACTTTCTCAAAGGTCCAGGCTATGCCGTCATCGATAAGTTCGTAAGCGATAAGGTTAAGAACGGCTACAAAGAGTGGCTTAAGACGACTGACCCCGCGATGCGAGAAACGCTCTGGCACAAGGCTCAAGCCTTTGCTGAATTCGAAAGCTTCCTCAAGCGCGTCATGATCGAAGGCGAACTAGCAGCCGACCATCTCCATAGGCTCGCTAACAAAGACGAAGAAATTTAGACACATAACAGGTGGAACTCCAAACGGAACAATCCACCATTGGAGATGAAATGGAAACCCCAAACGAAGAAGTCAGCAATCAGGAAGTCTCTGAGGAAGCACAAGAAGCTGAAATTAATGCGGCTGCTAAAGCTGAAATTGAAGCTTCCGCACCCAAAGAAGAAGCTACACCAACTGACACCAAAACGACTGTTACAGCCCCGGATAAAGCGGCCAAAAGAGAAGTTGTCTCCCCGAATACCGCTAAGACTGGACAAGCTGATCTGAACTACGAGAAAAGCTACAAGGAACTTCAGCGTAAGTTTACTCAGACCGCCCAAGAAGCTGCTGCCGTCAAGAGACAGATGGAGGCGATGCAGAAGCTATGGGAATCTAAGTTTGCCGAAGCGACGAAGAAACCAGTAAACCTCGAAGAGTTCTTTACGAACTTACGGGCACAAGGCCCCGATGCCATTCTGCCTTACCTGAAGCCTGAATTGGAGAAACTTCAATCTGCGTATGCAGATCAATTCAGCAATGTTCAGCGTGAAAACGGTGCGCTCCGAATGGAGCTAAGTCTTTTGAACCGTCGCTTGGATTCAAAAAACTATCCCGATTTCACTGCTCTAGAGCCCAAGATGCGCGAGCTTGTAGATAGCGGAACGGCACCCATCGATTTCACGAAGCCGATGGACGAAGTAATCGATGCCCTGTACAACCTAGTAAGAACGAAAAACAGCGAAGAAGCTATTAAGCTAGCCGAAAAGGCTGGACATGCAAAAGCTGAAGCTGAACTCGCCAAAGAAGCAAAAACTGCTGTGGCGGGAGGGGGGAAAGGCACAAGCACGACCCCTGCCGATATGTGGAAAATGCCTCTCGACAAGCTCGAGCAATTAGTTGGACAAATGCACGGAGTAGCCGACCGAGACTAACCCACCTACGTAACCGGGGCGTGTAATTCTGTTGTTCCCCGGAGATTTAAATGGCCCTTAACACCAATGTAGTTGCCACTTCCGGTCTGCCCAATGCCGTCGGTATTTATTATGACCGCCGACTCTTGAGCCGCCTGGAGCTTAAGTTGTTTTTCGACAAGTTTGGACAGAAGCGGAAGCTTCCGAAGAACTCTGCTCGTGATGTCACGTTTACTCGGTACTCGAATCTGTCTGCCATTACATCGGCTCTGACGGACGGTACCGTTCCAAGTGGTGATACGCTGCAATCCACACAAATCACTGCTCGTCCTACTCAGTACGGAAACTATGTCGCTCTTTCCGACATGCTGATCCTCGAAGCGATTGACCCGATCATCAAGAACGCGATGGATGTGCTTGGTTATCAAGCGGGTTTGTCTTTAGACACCATCATCCGAAACACGCTTGATGGGAACATGACGAACTTGTTTGCCAATGGTGCTGCTGATGAGGCATCCACCTCTGCTGTTTGTGCGATGTCTGATTTCCGCAAAGCGGCTAAAGCTTTGAAGGTTCTCGGCGTTGACGAGATTGATGACTCCTATGGAGCATTAATTCACCCAGCGACAGAATATGACCTACTTTCTGAAACCTCGGTTGCGGGATTCATGGATGTGACGAAATATACCGATCCGAAGAATGCCATTAAAGGTGAAATCGGAAAAATTGCCGGTATGCGGTTTGTCCGTGCTCCTAATATCAAAACTGGTACTGGCGCGGCTTCGGCTGTGACCTACCACAACTGGGTTTTTGGAGCTGAAGGGTACGGGATTGTGGACATTGAAGGTATGAGCCTCAAGACGTATGTGAAGCAGCTTGGATCTAGTGGTGTGTCCGATCCTCTGGATCAGATCAGCACTGTTGGTTGGAAGTTCTCGCATGTTACGAAAGTTCTCGATGCGAATCGTGGCGTAATGGTTGTTGGAACGTCCGCGAGCTAAGTCGTAACCGTTTCAAACTGAAGAGTTTACTAGCCCTGGCTCTGGTCCTGCGTAGCGGGATCATCCAGGCACAATTTAGTCCCACCTATAGGAGAAATCAAATGGAG